TTGAACCTACATCTAGGCGATAGCACCAGCTTTTCATATGGGCGCATCCCGTTTGACATACCAGTTCTGGACAAATTGACTGGAGGCGGGATTCCCAAGAAACGCTTCACGCTTATCTATGGCCCGACGAACGTGGGCAAGTCGTACTTAGCCTCCCAAGTGGTTGTGAACGCCCAGAAACAAGGTGGATTAGCAGCCTGGGTAGACACGGAACTATCCTGGGATGCTTCTTGGATGAGTAAGTGTGGTGTGGATACAGCAAACACGATTGTGTCCCAACCCACTAACGGCGAGGACGCCTTCAAAACGATACGGGCCTTGATGCAGGCTGGTGTTGATGTCATTGTGCTGGACAGCATTGCGGGACTGGTTCCCACAGCCGTGGCTGAAGAAGAATTTTCTTACAACCCGATGGCGTGGCAAGCCCGTTTCGTAAACAGTTCATTACCGAAGTTACTGGCTCACCTGCATCATGGGTCAGCTTTCATTGCTATCAATCAAGTTAGAGCCAGTCTCGGCCCTGTGTCATTAGATGCTATGCCAGGAGGGATGGCCCAATCATTCTTCGCACACTTCTTAATACAGGTTCGAAGGAAAGGTTGGATAAAGGAGCAAGATGCGAATGTTGGGTTCGACATGGAAATCAGATTACGCAAGACAAAAGTTGGGGGCGAGAACTGGAATAGTGCTGTTGTGCCTTTCCGTGTTTCTGGGGGTATTGACGTGCTTGAAAGCTATATTAGGGAGGGGATTTCCCAGAAGCAAATCACCCAAGCAGGTGCCTGGTACACTTACAAGGATACGAAAGTTATGGGGCTGAATGGGGTCAAGAAATTCTTTATTGAGAATGATGGGGCCTTCCAAGAATTGAAACATGAACTTCTTACCTAAAGATTTCACTCCCCAAGAAAACCTCATTGCGGACTGCCTGACGAATCTTGGATTGCGTTTCGAACAGCAATATGAATTCTTCCCATATACGGCGGATTTCTTTTTGCCTGAGATATCTATGGTTATAGAAGCTGACGGAATTTACGGTCACCTTAATAAAAGAGATGCTAAAAGAGACTTAGCATTGAAAACGACCTACCAATCAGAGGTAACACATGTTGTCCACATAAAAGACTTGACTCAATCAAAAATTAGTGCTGCTCTAATCGAAGCACTGGAAAAGATTTAAAATGGCAGGGATTAAACAAATTAAGGGGGTTCAAAAGCCCCGCACAGTGAAACAAGTACCGATAGAAGAACCACAGGACACCTGGTTAAATGAGCTTATTGAGCGCCACCTGACAGGCACCATGTATCCTGCTAAAACTAATGTGTTTCATCCGTCTGCTATCAGTAATCCTTGCGACAGAGCTTTGTGGTTAGCGTATCATGGACAGATGATAGAGATGCCTCTCTCCGCTACCTTACACCGTATTTTTGAGAATGGGAATTATTTGGAACAACGTGTAGAGCATTGGTTCCGAGATACACGTATTCTTCTTGGTAGAGAAGTTCCTGTTCGTTCCGCCGACCCACCAATTTCTGGACGTATTGATTTTTTAATTAAACATTCGGAACATGGCGTAGTACCGATTGAGTTGAAATCTATCAACACAGCCGGATTCGGTCGCCTAACTAAGCCCAAAGATGAACACCAAATGCAGTTGCAGATTTATTTGAATTTGGGTGGCTACGAATTAGGTACCGTTTTGTATGAAAATAAAAATGACCAACGAATTAAATCTTTCTTTGTGAAACGTGATGTTGAACAATGGGATGCTATCCTAAGCCGTCTTTTTTCTATTCAAGCAATGAGTACTAGGCCCTCCATATGCACGGGCGCTAACTGGTGTAATTGTCGAAATGTACCGGAGGTTGCTGTATCGTGATACTACAAGAACAAGAAACGAAGTGGACTCCCATGAAAGCGTTAGGACGCGCACAGAAAGAGGTAGATGCTCTAGGTCTTCCTTTGTTCCAGGTTGACTTATCTGAACGCCCTGAATTGAATTTCTCTAGATTAACTAACTATGATAATAAAGAGTTAGAAGATTTCTTGACGATGTACGGTGGGTATAAGGGTTACCTAGAAACCAAGGTCTCAGATATTGAAGCTACTGTTGGTGCCCTAGATGCAGCTTTCACTGAGGGTTACAACACAGCACTATTTAAAGTAGCGCAGGAGTATGACCAGCAAAGCAAGAAGAAACCGACCCGTGAAGAACTGCGGGGAGAAATCATGTCTAAGTTTGAATCTTTACGAGAGTTGCGTAAAGATGTAATTGAGCAACAAGCTTTGTTGAAGAAGTCTACGGGATTGTTAAACACGTATACAACAGCTTACAACACTGTCAGTCGTGTCGTGGCCCTGCGTACCTACGGAAACCAAGGATAATGTATTTAGGATTAGATTGTTCTACTTTCGCGATTCACGGAGCCGTCGTTGATGACCAAGAACAACTAATAGCACTTCATAAATGGGGTAGCAAACAGAAAAATTTCGAGGCCCGTTTCCCTGAAATCCTGGTAGGATTTTCTGATGAGTTGAGTAGAATAACTTTAGTAACTATTGCTGCTATTGAGGCAGCGATTTTTATTCAAAATCCAAAAACGACAATTGCCATTGCACATGTTGTGGGGGCTGCCTGGGGATTCCTGGTGAATGCCGGAATCTCTGCTACTCTTATCGACAATCGGCAGTGGAAAAAAGTTGTGCTGGGTAAGGGTAATGCTTCGAAAGAAGACATAAAACGTTTTGCTGAAGACAAGTGGGGAGACTGGTTCCCCGAACAAGATTACGCTGATGCAGCCTGCATAGCGTTATGGAATAAGAGGAGGGTCGCTAATGGTTAGTGGAGGTATCAGAAAAGTTGGAGCAGAGATTAAGGTTTCTTTTAATTCCCCGGCACCGAAAAAGATTCGGGAGTACAAGGATAAATTTCCTAAGACACTCCCGACTTTGGCTAAAGTAAAAGAAAAATATGGTACTGTGGTCTGGTGTAAGTTCACAGAGTGTAAACATAACTTTAGGGTTGAGGGTCTGCAACGAACGAGCGGCACAATCCTAAAGAATCGTACATACCAACCTATCGGAGAGCAAGAACATATTTGGGATAGTGTGTGTAGTAGAGGTGAGATTGCTATTCAGTTCACTCAGGTAGTATCACCAACCCATGCCAAAGTTAAGGTTCCGTCTTGTTTTGTGGCTTCAACATCCCCTTCTGGGCACCTAGATTTCTCTCGGTTCCTTCAGGCAGACGGAAGTCCATTGGGTGGGAACCTCAATTCACAGCACGATGAGTAGTTATTAAGGACTAGAAGAGATGCCTAAACAAATCCCAGAATCAGTCAAACTGGAAGCAATGCGATTATTTCTGAGGGGGGAAACTGCCAGAGAGATTGCTGAACAAGTATCTATTAATGGTACAGTGGTGACCCCCCCAACGATTTACGCTTGGGCAAAGCGAGAGGGGTGGAAAACTCAAAAAAACGTAGCCCGAACTGACCAACAACAAAAATTGGCAGAAACAGAAGGGCACCGGTTTGCGAGATTACAGCAGGAACACCTTGAAAATTACACAGTTGCAACAAACAAAGCATCCAGAGAATTAGCAGGGCTTACTTTCGATAAAGCTTCTGATGCAGTCAAAGCGCTTGATATTGGGATTAAAGGTCAGCGAGAGGTTTTATCTGGCTTAATAAATCTACAGTTCGTTCAGGAAGTGTTGGGTATTTTAGTTGAGGAAGTAAATGACCAAGATATTCTTAATAGAGTAGCTCTGAAATTGAAAACGTTGGTGCAGCAGCAGGAGGAGGAACGGTAATTAAGGATGTCATAACGATTAACAATGCTTTCGATTTAATATCGAATGGTCTAAAAAACCAACAGCAATTCAAGGTGGGAGGATTCAAAGAATTCCTTCAATCTATTTGGTGCCAAAGTTTTGACCACCCTGAATACTTCCAGGCATGGCACGTAGGGGTTGTAGCTGACGACATTGAAGAGTGCGTTGCAACAGGCCAGAACTATGTAGCTATCTTGCC